TATATTAACACCTGCTGTGTCTATATCTGTTCTAATGATTTTATTTAAAGTTGATAAAAAAACTCCATAAAAAGGTTCTTTAACCATTAATTGTTTTCCTATACGATTAATATCGTTTAAAATATCTGACATAACTTTTATTTTTTTGGTGAATATTATTTAAAATTCTATATCTTCTAAATCAGAAGAATTTTTTTCCATTTCTTTTAGTTCTTTATCTATTAGTATAGATTCAGCAACATAAGTACCTTGTGCTCCTGAAACTGTAATTCCTCTTGCACTTAAAGCATCACCCACAAAGTGTATGTTAGGATAATCATTTAGACTAAGATCTTGATAATCTACTAATGGTTCAGGTGACAAATATTTTACTTCAGGCATATAAATACCCCAATCATCTCCAAGTGTAGGGAATACTTTTGTCATATCCCTAATAAAATCAACTATGTAATTACCATTTTCTCCTAATGCGTCAAATAAAGGTTCTGTATTATTTACTGTAACACATTTAACAGAATCACCTTCTGAGGTTTTAGATGGTATTCTATTACTTGGTGAGTAATATGTACCTACACCATCAATTTGTAATTTTTTAACTGCTTCTCTTGCCCAATCAAATGGTTTATCTATACCTTGTATTTCCATTAATATACCAAAATTAGTCATATCATTTCGATATGCTTCATCTTTTTTAGCATGTCCATTATAGCTTACATCGCCATAAGTGTGTTCCGCAGCAACATAAGCGGCGTTATTGTTTGTACAAAATGAACGTAGTGATACACCTTTATCTTCAAATTTTCTATATAATTTAAAATCATAACTAATATCTATTAATTTTTGAAAATGTTTTTGTGGTGCCTCAAATCGAACACCTATTTGAACTGGTTTTGGTTCAGTTGCTAAATTATATTGTTCTGCTAATTTTTTACCAAAATCAATACCTGATTTACCTACACCAAATATAAGTTTATCATATTTAATTTCACCTGCAAAATCTTGATTTGCTAATGATACTTCTTGTTTATCAAAATTAATATCATAAACTTTATGTTCCCAAATAAATTCAACATCTTTATCAACTAAATAATCATACCAATTTTTACCTATTTCATGTAAATAATCTGTACCAACGTGCCATACTGGGAATAATCTTAAACCAAAATAAGGTTTAATGAAATCGGGTTCTGCTTGAGGATCAGAACATTGTACTTCTTCTGGTTTAGGGTGGAATCGTTTAAAGTTAGCTATAACTTGATCAAATAGCTCCATTGCTTTATCTTCACCACAATATTTTGATAAGTGACCTCCAATTGAGGTGTGATAAGTTAATTTACCATCACTCCAACCACCTGCTCCTAAAAAACCTGTCATTACTTCTTCAGGTTTACGTTCATAAGGTGATTTACCCATATCAATTATGGTAATTTTATCACCAGGGTATCCGTTATCTACTAATTTGGTTGCAGCATTTACACCTGCTACACCTGCTCCTACAATTACTATTTTATCCATTCTGGTTTATTATTTAATTTTTTCCAATTTAATTTTTTAATTTTTATTTTATCATTAATATAAAAATTTTTATATGCTTTTATTGTGTCTTTTAATTTAAATTCATCAGGCATACATTGTGGTGGTTCAGTAAAACCACTATTGGGAATATTTGGTTCATTAATTTGGAGCCACTCAAGTACATCTTTTGTTTTATGTCTTTTACCGTATCTTTTTTTAAATTCATCACATATTTCTAAACCATGTTTAACTAACCATCTATAATGTTGTATAGATTCTCTTGCCCATTTAGTTGATGGATGATTTAAATGTGCTTTTTTATATGGAGCTTCACTTCCTGTAGCCCAATGAGCTGTACTACACATTTGGGCACTTTCAATTTGCATTTTTCTAATATGTCCATCTGCTAATTCTTTTGCAGCTATAATTGGATTCTTATTAATATAAAATATATTCATAACTTTTATTTAATTTGAATATATGAAAAAAAGAGCCTAATCCAAAAGATTAGGCCACAGATCTAAAAGTTTTTTTTTAATTTAAGTTCGACTGGCTATGAATCAGTCTATATGTTAATCTAAGTTAGGGCTTCTATTTTTTTCTTTATCTATACCAATCATTGCTTTGATAGCATCTTGATTTGATTTAGATGATGGGTCTATTTGTCCTCCCATTTCTATAAATTCTTGTACTTTCATATTAAGATCCATTGCGGTTCTATCATCTAAAAGATTTAATGCTTTAGATAAAGCTAATGGTGCATTTGTCATTCTTTCATCATTAAATAACATATTTACAATACCTCTAACATAGGATGATTTTCCAGCTCCTAATCCTCTTCTATCAGTTAATCCTTCTTTAAAATCATCTTGTTTAAGAACTTTTCCTTTTGCTTGATTGTAATTAAGACTAATGATCTTTTTCTCTTCATCATGAGGTTTTAATGTAAGAATAAAACCATCATCAGAAATAACAGTGTGTTTTTCTCCCATATATAGAACAGTATCACCATTTTTAAACATATTTTCACTTAAAATACGTTTAATTTCTTCTTTAATAGTTTGTTTTAATATATTTTCTGTCATAGGGGCCATTTTTTCTTTTTCATGTTTAGTAACTATAGATTCCATTTCATCTTGAGTATCTTGATCACCTGTTTTCATCCAATCTAAAAAATCTTCATATTTTTTAAATCCAAGTTTTGGTAAAAGTTCTTCTTTATCTTGGTAAACTTTTCTAAGAAGATCCCAAACACCATAAGAACTAAACTTTATTTCATTTGTTTTTTCCATTTTATTTTCGTAATGTAATATATGAAATGGTTATAGTATACTGAACTCCAGGATTACCCATAACAACTGATTTTTCCCAAATATTTGATTCATTAAAGCTATTACTTGTTTCTCCAATTTTAAAAGCATCATTTTCATTTCCAGCTGTTAAACTAAAGTTGCCAATTTTTAATTGGTCTGCTTGTAGTTGTATGTTATTTAACACATTCAAATTATTTGGTATGTTAGCTTGTGTTAAAGTAAGTTTATTTCCTGCTTTTAAATCAGATGTTATAGTCATATCAGCTGTAGTGTTAGCCCCTTTTGAGTCTGTTATTGTGAATGTGTACTTTACACCTGTAACATAAGGGCTAACAATATGGTCAACTGCTACACCACCACCGCCGCCTGAGGCTGCGTATGATATTGTCCATGTTACTATTGCGTCTCCTTTAAGTCCTTTTATTGTGTATGAGAATGTTGCTACGTTGTTGCTATCAAATTTTATTCCAGTTGCTAATTGTGTTGTTACTTTATCTTTTCCAATTTGATCTAAGCGAAACTCTCCTTGTGTTTTTGCAGGTAGGAGTTGGTAATTTAGGCTTAATGAATCTGTAATACTTAGTCCATTTCCTCCTGGGGTTTCTATTATTTCTGCGGTCATCTTACCACTCACACCACCTTCATTAGTTACAAATGATGGTGTGTAAGTTCCAGAGTCAGCTATATGTGTTACGGGTTTTGGTTTTTCTTGAGTAACACTAACACTCGATAATCTCAAACCTATATTTGGAGATTCTTCACCTTTGCTAGATACAAATGGACGGAAAGTGTTGACAGTGTTTGTTGTAATGCCTGTCTCCTCATCTGTGGTTTCTGTTCTTATTTGTAGAGGTGAGTCTAACGAAATACCCGTTATTTCACTACCAACAGCATACGGGAATTCTGCTACACTATAATCAACAACTCCAGGTTCTTTTCCAGGAGTAGCACGCATTAAAATTGGTAAATCTTTTGCAGTGCCAAAGTAGTAGTAAGCTTTGTCTGCGGTAAACTCTAATTGTACATAGTCCTCTTTTCCAGATTTATTTTTTCTTAATTGCCAAAATTGTGGTCTTTCAATCGTTACTGGAGTTCCGTCTAGTACTGGTGTAGTTTCGTTTGCTTTGTCTTTTTCAATTTGTTTTAAAGCGTCTTCAACTTCGCGAGATGTAGATACTGTGTTTATATTTGAAAATGATCCTCTATTTTCAACAGCTGCTCTTGTTTCTTCTTTGATAGTAGTTTTCTGTGCTCGGTTAACAGCTTGGATTCGAGTTGTAAGATAGTTGTTTGTGTATTGTTCTTGTTTAGATAGTTCTGTTAGTTCGTTTATTGTTGCAGAAAGTTGAGTGCCCAAAGCAGTGTTATTTTCAAACTCAATCCCTCCTTTTTCAACTCTTTTATTTAGTGGGTTGTAAAAAACAACATCTCGGGTAATAGTATCTGGTGTGATTTGTCCTTGTTCTATTACTTGCCTTCCTAGAGCAGCATATACTGTTCGTTTTCTATTACGTACTGAGAATTGTGGTATTGCATCACCTTTATCTCTTGATTTAATAGCAATAACTGATCCCTCTAAGGCAACACCAACAGTTTCTGTGATAGATTCTATTTGGGTTGTTATAGCTTGAGCAGATATTCCTACTTTATTGTTATTTGCAATAGATTCTCCAACATAATCTTTTTGAAGAATGACGTCTTTATTTTCAATTGGTAAATCAATACCAAAATAATCAGATGAGCTAACAAATGTTTTTGTTACTGCCTCATCAATTGTAAGAGTAGGTGTTTTTGGGTCTTCAGTAGATGCTTCTTTTAAATAATGAGCAAATGTAGTAATAGGAGATATAGTTTTATATTCTGAGTAGCCTATAAGTTCACCTTCAAATGGTAATCCTGTAATAGCATCTGTTCCGCCTGTTAAAGTAATAGGACCACTAGGTTTTTTAGGAAATTTAAAAACACCTACAGCATTTGTTGTTGTAGTGCCTACGTTTGATGTTACAGTTGCTCCTGCAATTGGTCCATCAACACCTTGCCCTAAAAATCCACTAGCTCCTCCTTTAGGTTGCATTTGGGACATATAAAATTCATATTGTTTTTGTTTTTGTTCACTTAAAAGATTATCATTATATAATTGTTCTTTTAAAAATCTTCTTCTTTGCTCCTCTAAGGGTAAATTTTTTATATCGTTCCTTAGTATAAATTTTCTCCAATCTAAAATCACCTTTTATAAATTTTTATTTTTAAATTATTATTTCCTTTTATGACACGATGCCATTTATGTTTTGGTATAAATATATGAGAATTTAATGAAGTTGGTAATTCATTATCAAGTTGTATCTTCCAATCTGTTTCTCCAAGAATTTCTAAAGTTCGATCTTCATCATCACGATGCCATAACAACTCTATTGGATCTATATTTTCATTAAATTCACGAATAATATATGAGTCTGTGATTTCTATATCAGTATATGGTGTTATTTTGTTTTGCCCCATTTTTTACCTTTACCTTTATCTTTACATTTTGAAGGGGTAGGACGACATGAAGGATATTTAGCGCGTTTTTCACCTTTTTTTCTACCACAAGCTTTACATGAACCATCTTTGCATGTATTACAATCTACCCATCCACTACCTTTACCTTTAGGGCCTGAGCGTTTGAACCATTTATGTAAACTTTCATCTTCTAAAAGAGTTTTTTTTATTACTTCTCTTAATTGATCTTCTTTTACACCTTTCCAAATAGACCCTTTTCTACATCTAACTACAGCACCTGATTTATAAGCTGAAGGTTTATCAAATTTACGGTCAGCAATGCGTAAACATCTGTCTCGTTTTTTCTTCTTTTCAGTAAGAACTTCTTTGATTATTTTTCTTAATCTATCCACTACCAAAATCCACTAAAGGATGATTTTAAACCTAGCAATTTAGCATAACGAGGTAGTCTACAAGACCAATATGATGCTTTTGTTTTATCAGTTTTTGTTTTACATTTATGTCTAGCTGCAAATGCTTTTCTAGCTTTAGGGTTATTAATTTTTGCTTTTAATCCACCAGAACCAAATGAAACTTTTTTTACTTTTTTAGTTTTAGGGTCTCTAACATAAACATAATATGCTTTAGAACCACCACGTTTTGGTTTTCCTATAGGTGGATCTTTTTTCTTTTTCTTTTTAGATTCATTAAGGGATTCTCGTGCTTCATTTAAATTTAAAAGATCTTCATATTCATAATATACACCATAATCTCTTAAAACTTCTTTAACTCGATTTAAATCTATAGATTCTTGTCTCAATTCATCAGCTAATTCTCTATAAAATGGGTATCCTTCTTGGCCTTTTTCTTCAGCTCTTCTCAAAATATTCATTAAAGGAACTTCATTGGCTCTAACTGAAAGAGGCATATCTAAAGGTACTTTAATATTTTCATATATTCCATAATTACCTAAATCAGTTTCTTTTAAAATTTCTTTATCATCTTCATTTACATCAATAATTTCACGTAAATATAAAGAACGAGCTTCTGCCCATAAATTAATAAACGATTCAGAACCATAACGAAATGTATTTTCAGTTAATGGGAGTTTATTTTGTACGTGATATTGGAGATTTTCTGATAGTATTTGTTTAGGGGCTATATTTTCATTTAAGGTTATACCTTTAGAAGTTGGTTTACCACAACCACCACATCCACAATTACAACCTTCTTTTTCTTTTGGTTTAGTAGATAATACTTCTTTTATTAAGTTTGTTAATCGTATCATGTTTATAAATACTAAGAAAAATAAGAAAATTCAGGTAATGTAGTTTTTAATTCTATATATCTAGGTGGAGTTATATTATGAAGATTATTTTTTAACATACTTCTATATTCATCCCATATTTTACCTAAACCTTTATTAAATGATAACGCTCTTTTTATTTTATGTTCTTCTCTATCTTGCCTATAAAAATGTTTTATAGTTTCATCATTACAAATAGTTTTAATAATAACACCAGGAATAAAACCGTTTGTAAATTCTTTTCTTAATAGTCTATAACATAGTGTACCTTCAACAACAACTTCCCTCCCATTGTTATGCATTATATTAGTTAAAGTTTCTAATGGGTCTTCATATTGTAGATAATTATCTGAAATTATTAGGGGGTAATTTAATTCTTGGGATAATTTTTTAGCTATAGGAAGTTTACCTGTTTTGGTATAACCTAAAACTATAATTACACCTAAATTTGAGCAGTGATTTACTAATTCAGGTGTAACTAAATCTTTTGGGTTCATACAACAAAGTATAAATTGTTTTTCAAACCTTTTGTTTTATCCCAAAGTAAAGCTTCAGCCGAACGCTTTGCTCCTACATATCCCCTTTTATGATGCCAAGAATCAGTAGCTGAGAGGGAATTAAAGTATCTAATGATTACGCCTTGGTATTCTTCTGTGGATTTAAATTTAATTTCTTTTTTACGGTGTTCATGTCCTAAATGAAATTCTCTAAAAGTAGACATTGCCCATTCTTTAGGTTGTTCATTTGCCATTATTAATGGTAAATCTATTACTTTTTCCTCATTACCATGCGTGTAACCAATTAATACTTCCCCGTATTTGTAATACTTTCTTGGGTTGGCGGAATTATCTACAGTTACATTTTCATTGTTGTAAAACCAACCTTCTAGTGAATCTCCTAAATAAAAATTCCTTTCAAAATCATGATTGCCAGGGACCATAATTACATCTACTGGGGCTATGTTGATTAGTTTATTTATAGTGTTTACAAGGAGTTGTCTACCTAAACGGAATGTTTTTTGCCATCGGGCATCTTCTTCTTGTGGTGTACCTTTAGTTGTACTATTAAAAGGATGTGATTTATCTGAGTTGAAGAAATCATTCCCGATGGGGAATATTATTTTTTCTATATTTTTATTTGATGTTTCTTGAATAAATTCTTCAATACATTGATTAAAAATATTACTAGCTATTTCTAAGTTATATTCTTGATTTGTCTCTTCAGACCAAGAAATTTTGCCTAAATGTAAATCAAATATATTTAATTCTAATAATAAAGGATCTTTATCTACTTTAGATTTATAATTGATTTTTTCTATTTTAGGTGATAATTTTTTTAAATCTTCTATAAATTCTTCTCTAATATTTTTTATAATAGGTTCAGTTTTACTATTTAACCAAATTTTAACTTGAAATAAAGGAGTAGTTAATATATTACCATCAGGGCCTTTAGTTCCTACTTCCCAAGTATTTACTATTTGTTTTTCTATATCCCAGTTATCTAAAGATACATTATGGGCTTCTAAAAGCCCATCTACTGTTACTATCCTATCAGTAATCTCTGATGATAGGGATTTTGTTTTTGTTTTCATAATCTAATAGATTTTAAATGAATATACATCTATTTTTTTGAGGATCCAAATTTTATTTAAGAAATTAATGGAGATAAAGTAGTATAAACATTTTTTATAATACGAGTTTTCTTTAATTCTCCACTAGCAAGATAAGGTTTTTTAAAATCTACTTCAACCCAATCTACTATTCCTCTACTATCAGGTTCACCTGCTCTTGTACCAGCAGAAGCAGCATTAACTACCTCCCCAACACCATATTTATTGTGAGTAAAAGTAGAACCTTTTCTATATGATGCTTTTATTTTATAATCTAAATCATCTAGATTAATTTTTTTATCAGGTTTTTCAACTGGTTCATTTAAATCTATAATATATTCAAAATCTCCTAGAGTTAATAATCTAACTCCTTTGGATTTTTCTTTTCTTTTTTCATGGGATTCTAAACTATCTTTTATACTAGAATCATCCATTGTTGGGTAAAGTAATAAAGTAAGTAATTCATCATTTGAAATAGTAAGAATGTAAGTTGTTCCTATATTATCTTTCATTATAGGTTCTCCTTGTTTATCTTTACCTTTACTATATTGAGTTTTTAAAGATAATTCATATTCATTATTATTTATTTTTAATATAGGTTTTAAAATTTTATAACCAATAATTTCTTTAAAAGAAGCAGAAAAATTATTCATTTTTTCAAAATATGATAATCTTTTTTGTAATTCAGCTTTAATTTTATCTATGATAATAGGGGTAATTTCTTTAACAGTATATTTATCCCCCAACATTTTTTGGTTTAAATTTGTAATACCTAAAATATTTTCTCCTCTTTCTTTTTTTCGTTCATTATAATGTTCTTCACGTTTTAGTTCTTGTAAATTTATTCCTATTTTTTTTAATTCATTTTCTATTAATAGAATATCCTGTTTATTATCCATATCAGGATATCCTTTAGGAAATTTATACGCTATATTATATAAAAATTTTTCTAAAACGTCCATTATTCTTCTTCTTTACGTTCTTGCCATTCGTAAGATATACTATCTTTTATAATAGGCCCACCTTTAGCCCATGTTCTACAAGTTCTAGCTGAATGGCATTTAAAGTTATGCATCCAACAATATCCTAATCTACCACTATCATCTGATACAGGGCCAGGCATACATTCATTCATTCTAGGTGAGATATCAAAAGCAACACAATTACCACAAAGTGATTTTTTAGCTGCTTCTTCAGTTGTATCCCAATATTTAGCTAAATCAACCCAATAATCTCCAGGTTCGTTTACATTTAAAGGACCATATTTAATATAATCTGCTTTAATTGAAACATCTCTATTTTTTGTATTCAATTCAAGATTTTGAGTAGTAGAAGGACAAGCCATCACTGCCTCATATAATTTACCTTCTGTTATAAACTTTTTTAAATCAAATTCTTCCATTATGCTTCTGGTTCTTCTGTTGGTGGTTCTTCTGTTGGAGGAGGTGATGGGAGTTCTTCTTCAGTATTTTCTCCATTTTCATTTTCTTCTGGTTTAGTTCCATATCTTAAAATACGAGCTATTGATTCAGCAGCATGTTGTTCTTCTGGGAGATTTAATAGGTAATATTTTTTTCCTTCAACTTGGGCGATCCAACTTCTTTTACCATATATTAAATAAAATAGTTGGTTGTTTTTTAAATTAATTCTAAATGTAGAAGGACGTGGTGCAACCCAATCAATTGAAGCTACAAAATTGTCATACTCAGGAGTTAAAAGATCTACAATAATAGCTTTTAATTCAGGAAATTTAGTTAATTCATCATATTGGATTGCTTCTTTAGGTGTAATTCTTTTATTAGAATATACCTGTTTGATTAAAAGTTTTAACTTATTTTGTAGTTCTTCTCTAGTCATTATCTAAGTTTATTAAATATAGTTTCAACTAGTTTTTTATGTCTATTTTCATCAATTACTCCTTCCTCACTTGCAACGTCTACCATTGCATCAATTTGAGGTTCTTTCATTTCAAAATCAAGATAATGTTTAGCAGCAACTAACATACCTTTTGATTTAGATATTTTTGATTGCCACCAATGTGGAAAATCTACTTCACTATCCATTTTATCAAATTTATCAACCATTTTATAAAGCTCCATAGCATATTTTCCAATACGATATAAATCTGCTTTTAGCATACCGGGTTCATCGTCTTGGTGGCCTATATCAAGGTCTTCATCTAGTTTATCTTGTTTTTTTAAAATAGCTTTTTGTAAACCATCAGGTAAATTCTTACGTTTATCATCAAATTTATCATCATGTTTTGAAGTAAATTTTTCAGATATAGGTTTTTTTAAAGCGTCTTTAACCATTTCTTTAAGTTTTTCTGTCTTATCCATAGACTTTTCTTTATTTTGTTCTTTAGATTTTCTTTTTATATTATTTACAGAAGCCCCATAAGCTACATTTTCAGCTCTTTTACCATGTTTAGATACTAATTTATTTCTCCTTTTTTTATCACTCAAAATAGCTAAAAAATTATCATATATTTTTTTAGATTCTTCAGGAGAAAAAGCTTCATTTAAATTTTGTTTTTTAGAATAACTTTTTAAAGTATTTCTAACTGCTTGTTTTATTTGTTCTGGTTTTTTAAGAAATTGGGGGTTTAGTTCTGGGAGGATTACTCTTAAGATATATTGTATGATTTCTTCTTTAGTATTTATTTTATTCATTAAAGGATTTAAATCTTTAAATTTATTTAAATTTTTATCAACTCTTTCAACATCTTTAGTTGTATTACCTTCTTCTTCTTCTTTTACATAATCATATGTTATTTTAGTATCAGAAGTTGAGGTTGTTGTAGGTTCGGAGGTTCCTTTAGTGTCTAGTCTTTGAATTATAGGGAGTAGATAACTTTTTATAGCTTTAGGGTCTACATCATTTTCATCACTAAGTTTAACAAGTAGTAAAAGTAATAAATCTTCTAATTCTTTTTTATTATTAATAAATTTAAAAGATCTATCAACTCCTTTTTTAGAATCTAGTTTTTTATCTATATTTACTACATCTTTTTGTGTTGGGGTATCTTTAATATCAAAATCTTTATTAGATGTATTTACAGGTTTTTTATCAATTTTAGTATTAGGCCCTATAAATTGGGCTATATCTTTTTTAGGGTTTAAGTCTTTATTATTCACAATTTTTAAATTTGTCCAATCTTCACCTTTTTTATTTCTTCCCCAATAAACAGTAATTTCACCATCAGATGTAGTTTTTATTATATTATATAATTTAGAAACAGGGATAGTTTTTCTTTTAATATCTTTAGAAGGTTCTTGTTTTTTATCTTGTTTTTTATCTTGTTTTTTAGAAATATCTTTATCAAATTTCTTATATTTATTATTTATAATTCGATTTAAAGAAGGAAATTTAGTAAATTCTCTAAAACTTTCTTTATAAGAATTATCTTTATTATTATCTGCAAAAACATCTAAAGCACTAGTAATATAGTCTTCATCTTCTCCTGGCCATATTCCAGCATAAAAAGGGATAAGAAATCCTAAATTTTTAAGGGCTATATCTTCTTTATAAAAGGGTAAATTATCAAAATCACTTTGTGCTTCCAATAAAAGAGAAGAAAATGAAAGATTTTCCATTAAATCTCCTCCTTTTTTAGTTGTACCTATTTGTGGCCCTACATTTTGTTTATCACCCATTTCATCTCCAGTTCCTTTTAAAACAGCAGCTTGACCAGCTTTTCCTGGTTGGGTGAGGATATATTTTTGTCTATCTCCGATTTTGTCTTTTAGTTTAGGGTCAGTATCAGCTAATTTTTTAAGTTGATTAAGAAGAGTAGATGGAGCTTTTTTAGAAGATCTAGCCCAATATAAAGTTTTAATAGCATTATCTATTTCTTCTTGATTAGCTCCTTTTTCTGATTTCTTTTTTTCTAATTCTGCTAATTTTCTTTTTATAAAACTATCACTAATTACTTCTCCTTTTTTAATACCGATAGTTTTAATAACAGATTCAAAAGATTCTCTATCTGTTATTCTAGGTAAAATATGAAATAAAATAGACATATATCTACTTCCATTATATACAGGTTTATCAGCATAAAAAGCAATTAAATCTTGAGGGGATGATACAGGTTTTGAATCTTCTTCATCTGTGTCTTCTTGAGAAGTTTTTTTATTAGTTATTTTTACAGTAGATGTTTGTTTATCTTTAGCTTCAGTAGAATCAAAATCTACTTCATCTCCAGGATTGTTTACATTTGTTCCACCATCAATAATTTTTACTTTAGCTTTAGGATATTTTTTTAAAAATTCTTTAACTCCTTTTTCAGCCCCTTCTTTAGCTACTTGGTTTCTTTTATCTCCTAACCCTGTTTTATCAGGACCATCAGGATTATCATCTTGGCTTCCTGGTGTATTAGATATATTTCCAGAATGTTTAAGATCAATGCTATAACCTTCTCCATCTTCTCCAATATTGTTAGTATTTTTAAGATCATTTTCTAACATCTTAAATATATCATTTCCAAAAGAGTCAGTATTAGCTTTAAATTCACCTGTATCAAAAGAGATTTTAGCAGAATCAGAATTTGAATCAGGATCTGAGTTTATGGTTGTTTGGATTTTGTCTTGGACTTTTAATTCTTTAGCTACATCTTCACTATTGATAGAGTTTCCACCTTCTAAAGAATCACCTGAATCTTCAGCTGAAACTTCTACTTTTTTGATGTCTTGGTCAGCTCCATCTATAGAAGATTGTGCTGTGGCAGGAGTAAGAAGAGATAAAACTAAAGCTGTTGTTTTAAGAGTTAATAAAAACCAACTACCCACTTTACTAGCAGTATCTGAAAGGATAATTTCGTTTAATTCTTTACTGTCTTGGGTGGAGAGGAAATTTTTAAGAGTTTCATCTGTTATGTTTTCTTTATTTTCTTTAGCCCATTTATTTAAATTAGTAAGGAATTTTTTTATGTCTATTTCTTTAGGTAAACCCTTTTTTATTTTAGCAAATAAAGTAGCTAATAAACGTTCTGTAGGTTTTAAATCTTTTAATTTAGATTTAAGATTACTAACAAAGTCTTTTAAACCTTCATTTAAATTTTCATTATGAATATTTAAATTTAACTCTTTAATAAGAACTAAATTATCTATTAAATCTTTTTCTTTTAAAGAAGTAGAATAAAGTGGGTTATTATAAAGATATCTTTTTAAATTGAATTTATCCATTTATTAAAGTTTTTATTCTTTATCTGAGATATATTCGCTTACAAAGAATTTTAAAGTATTTCCAATTTGGGTTGCTAGTTTTTCATTATTCATCCCTTTAGCAATTTTTAAAGCACCCATTAGATTATTCATAAGATCACCTTCATCACCTTCCATATCAGCAGCTACATTTTCTAACCCATCTTCAGAATCAACATCAACATCTTCTTCAGTTTCTTCAGTTTCAACATCTTCTTCAGTTTCTTCAGTTTCAACATCTTCTTTAGGTTCATCTTCTTTAGCTTCTTCTAAAGATTCTTCATCATAATCAAGATAGTTAGTGGATGTTTCACCTTTGTCTATATATCTCTCTTCTTCTTTCTTTTTAAAATACTCATTAGCATCTTGGTCTGTAGGAGTATACTCATTAGCATCTTGGTCTGTAGGAGCTTTTTCTGAAGGTTCATCTACTAAAAAATCATTAGTATCTTCTAATCCAAGTCGAGCTGCAATGCTCATATCATCTCCTTTATCTTCTATTTCATCATAATCTAAATATGAATGTTCTTCATCTTTTACATTGGGGTTTAATTCATTAATAATTATTTCCCGAATTTTTTTACGAAGATTATTTTCATTTAAAGTTTCTTTTTGGAAATATGGGTTCAATTTTTCAATAGTTTTATTTTCTACTAAAAATTTTTTTAAATTAAAATTGTCTTTCATTTTATTTTGTTTATTATAAATATGTATTATCTTTTATTAGACGGTGATAAATATTTAGAAAGTAATGTTCCTATAACTCCTACTTTTTGTCTTATTATAATCCAATCTTCAGTTATTAAACTCCTTTCATTAATAAAATCTATACCCATTACACCAATTAAATTATTTTGTAAACTATAAAGTCCAACCATACAAAGGGATTTTGATTTAAATTGGGCAGTTAAAGAAGAAATACCGAAAGTATTTTCTTCAATTTCTGTGTTTAATATTTCTAATTCTCCATCTTCATATATTTTAGATAATACTTGTGTAAATAAAGATACAGGAATGTTTTGGAATGTAGTTTGAATAGCAGGGACTGATGGTTTTCGTTTTTCATAGAATACTGAAAATTTTTGGATTGATTTTCCTGTTGGGTAAAAATGGCCACCGTTATGGAATTGTGATATCCATATTCGATCACAATCAAGTTCTTCCATTAAATCTTTCATTTGTTCTTCTACTAGTGTGCTAGTTTCAAGAGCTTCTTTCATTGGGGTTTTTTTACTTTTTTTTTCAAGTTTTGTTTTAACCCAAGTAACTGCTATAGGACCTGCTACTGCTGTAATGAATGCTACTATTATAGCTCCTATAATTTCAATTGTAAATATCATTTTTTTAAATTCTTTAAGTAATTAATTCCTTCATCCATTGCTTTTTTAGCACGTTTTTTATCTATTCCACCAACCCATTTTTGGATATCTCCCGCCTCTGTGATGTAGTTATTATTACTTTCAGAAAGCATATCACTCATAAAACTTTTATATTCTTCTATATTAATGTCTATTTCTTTATTAAATGTAGTTTTAATATATTCTTCCCATTTACCTTCATTTTTTAATTTTGTTTCAGTAGTAGCTCTACAATCTAAACATTCACCATAAGCTTTATAATAGTGTGAATCTAATTGTTTATCCATATTTCCCTTACATTTAGGGCAAAATATAGGAACCGCAATATTTTTAAATTTATCTAATTTTGTTATATTTTCTTTAATTCCATCTCGGATAGTCCATGTTTTATTATTTTCTTTCCAAATATCACCTTCTTTATATGAGACTGATTCTTCACCATTGTAACCTATACCTGAGGTAGTTTTAGCTCCTGTTTTACCTTTTACAAGGTTTCTAAGACGTTCTACATCATGTTTTTTAAATTGTTTTTTTAAAACTGAGTCTGACATTATAATCCTATTTGTTTAAGTTGTTTGATTGTATTTTTTGTAGATGTATATAAAATCCCTGTTCCTCCTGAGTTATTCCAATTGTTAATTGTGGTTGCTTTGTCGTCTATAAGTATATCAGATTTTGTAAGATTTAATTTAATTTGGTGTTTTTCTTTAGCAGGTTTAAAATTTATTTTAGGTTTATTAGGGAATAAATCCGAGTGAATTTTACGTAACCAAATTAATTTACCTATTTTGGATTGTTTCCTAACAGATGGTGCAGTTAATATTTCATAATCATATTGAGAAACATAATTAATTAGTTTTTCAGCTTCAGGCATTAAAGGTATACCTACCCAAAATTTAACTTTATTTTCTTTATCAATTAAATCCCAAAACTTTTTCATCCCATGTTTATCTTTATATTCACTAGGAGTCATTCCAGATATATCTTTAAATCTTTGATCAAAATCTGCTATTACACCATCCATATCTAAATAAATAGTATATGCTGATATTTTATTTTCTTTAATTAGTTTGTATAAGTTAAATAAGTCAGGCATATTTAAGTTTTAGGTGTGTTATCACAATTACATTTATGGCAAATATATAAGTCATTGCCTCCTTCTTTTATTTTCCAACTCCAATTACAATTATTACATTTAATTTTATCCCCTATAATTTTCTCATTTAATATACTTTCAGTTAATGTATCAGTCCATTCTCTAAATCTCATATTACCTTTTTCATATGCTTCTCTTTCAATTTCAGGTAAATCACCCTCTTCATTGGTATTTTGAGTATGTATAGTTTTTAATTTGCCTTCATGATTTTGCATATGATGTATCATTTCATGAGCAAATGAACGCATAACATCTTTAGGATGCCTGTTTAATGTATACAATACTATTCTATGATTATTTGGGTCATAATATGCTGTTTTACCAAAAAAATCTTTAGCATTTTCAACATCATCATTTATAAATTTTACAGTTGGTAAAGGTCTTAATTCCATTCCTTTATCAAGCATAAATGTAGTTAATGATTTTATATGTTTAGGGTAATTAAAAGTATCATAACTTTCTTCTTCTTTCATTAATTCATAAGCAAACATATTTAAACCAAATGGATCTTTACCTAAATCTTTATTAAATTTTTTCTTTTTGGGTATCATACTTATACATATTATAAGTTTCTTTTAACAGTCGTTTTAAATTCAGTAAATGATGGAGAATGTGATGGGTTTTCTAAATCAAATAATTTTTTAACTGTGTTAAATATATCTAAATTTTCTTCTTGAGTACGTTTAGATTCATATACTTCCCATCCTTTACCTTGCATTTTGCCTTTAGCAGGTTTACGTTTAGAAGATTTTAGCCATAAAATCCCATATCTGTTTACTTTTTTATCAAAGCATTCTTCATAACATTTACCATAAACCGCTGTTTGTAAATCATAAGTTGTTTGTAAGTTATTAGATGTTTTAAAATCAATAATCCATAATTCATCATCTATCTCACAAACTAAATCACAAGTACCTGCTACTTTAAGTTCATCTGAAAATAGGTGTACTTCTGTTTCTATAAGTGTAGGGTTATATTCTTCCCACCATTCAACAAATTTTAAAAACATTTGCCATATATTAGGATTATATTTAGGTTGGTGAGAATTATTTAAAAAATTTAATTCTTCTCCATTTAAATAATCCTCAATCATTTCATGTACTTGAGTACCTTCTTCACCTGCTTTTTTAACAATATGATCAGCATTATATCCTACTCTTTTAAGCCAATCTTCAAAAAATTTACCTTTAGGATAACAACTTAAAACATATGTTATTGAAGGATAATATTCCCCATTTCTTTGATAATATCTAGAATCAGGGAGTGTTATTTGTTTAAAATCTTCTGATATTTTTAAGATACGGTTGTATGATTTTTTTATATTCATATAGTAAATAATTTTTTCTCCATTAATGAATATTGTGTTAATGGAGTAACTGTTTGTATTAATTTAGTGAAATTTTCAAAACCTAACTCACTTGGGTCTTTCCCTTGTAATTCAACAAGATAAACTTCTTTTCCAACATTTAAAAGTTGTTCACAGAACTTTAAAGCTTGGCTTATTGCATCATTATCTAAAGCAATATATACTTTTTCAACTTTAGATTCAACTAGTTTTTTCATTAAACTAGGTTGTATATTTTTACCAAATAATGGTATAACATTTCTTTTTATAGCTATCGCATCAAATGGACCTTCACATAATATTATAGGTAAATCCCAATTAATAAATAATTCAAATGGTATAATATCGCGTGAAGCATCAGGATTGCGATATTTTATATAAGGATTTTTCTCAAATGATCTTGCGGTAAAATAATTTAATTTACCATTATTATCATATGAAGGTATGATAATCATATTTGAATATTGTCCATAATCACAATATCCTATATTATATTTATAAATATCTTGTACTGTTATATTTCTTTTTTTTAAATAAGAATAAGCATGTTTAGCAATAATATCTTTATTACCCTTAAACCTTTTAAATTCTTTAGGTAATTCTAGTATTTTTTCTTCAATTATAACTTCTTTATCGTTGTAAACATTCTTAACTAATTTATTTAATTCTTGGAAATATTGAGAGGATGTTTTTAATTGTTTAAATAAGGTTTTTATTGTTTTACCTTTTTTATTACATACCCAACATTGCCAAAGATTAATTCCTTTTTTATTTTCAGTGAAATTAATCTCTAATTTAGGTTTATGATGATGACAAAAAGGACAATTATATGCTTGGTTACCTTTTGAAGTTCGTTTTCCTTTACCAAGAACTTTATTTACTAGATTGACTAATAATTCGTTTACCATAATTATAAGGTATGAAATTTACCTTACTATTCAAAATCTTTTCTATAAAATTTACCTAATATATTATCATTATAATACATTTCAGGTTCTTCTAAAACTCTATAAACAAATAAAACTTGAGTTTCATAATATGTTAAAAGTTTTTTAGTTGGAGCAAATTTTAAAATTTTTTTAGTGAAATTTTCTTTAGGTTCTGATTTAAGTAATTCTAGTAAAGGTTTATTTGACCCCCAATAGTTTTTCCAATCTGATTCTTTTGTAGCAATTTTATAAGCAGGTTTTCTACCTACTACTCCTTCATATAAAGTTAAATCTTTTTTAGTTAATTTAACTTTACGATTATGAAATAATACTTTTTTACCAATGTAAGATTTATTAGTTGGGATATGAGTTATTTTATAAATAAACCCGTAAGTATTTTCAGGAAAGTGAGAAAGATTCTCAATTTCATTTTTATCGTATGTCCAGTTCATGATTTTATAAGTCTAAGTTAACAAGTATTGATGTATCTGTAACTTGAGATATTGGGAGTGGTTGTGATAATTTTGCCACTGCGATTAACTCTTTAGCATTATTATACATTCCTATTGTGGTCACATATGGTGTAAAATATGAACCTGTAGCAAAATCATATAAAGTACCATCTAAAGAACTACCTGATGTAAGAGTAGGGTTTTGGGAAAAATTAAATTCGTTTTGGCGTAACGTACATTTATATTGTGATTCGTATATTGTTGTTGTGCTTTCAAATGAACAAGTTATAGCTAATCCTTCATACATATTTTCTAAATCTAAAGCACTTATCCCCCAATCTTGTTGAGTTAGTATAGCTAT